GCGATGACGAGGGCGATGAGGGCGGCTCGGGCGGCGGCGGCTCAGGCTCGGGCTCAGAAACTGGTCTCGATGAACATGACTGGGAGGGCGCGGGTGAGTTGACCGAGGAGCAAGGTAAGCAGTTGGCACGTGATCTTGACGAAGCAATCCGTCAGGGCGCATTGGCGGCGGGTAAGCTCGGCTCGGGTGGTGATCGCATGTTCGAAGACTTGCTACAAACCAAGATCGATTGGCGTGAAGTACTGCGCGAGTTCATCTCCACAACATGTCAGGGCAACGACTACTCGACATGGCGTAGGCCCAACCGCAGGTTCGTGTCATCGGGCTATTACATGCCATCAGGTGTGAGCGAACAGGTGGGCGAGTTAGTGATCGCTATCGATACATCAGGCTCTATCGGTGGGGCTGAGTTGGCCAAGTTCTTGGGCGAGGTCAAGGGTATCTGTGATCAGGTCAAGCCTGAGACTGTGCGGCTCTTGTATTGGGACACTGCCGTATGCGCTGACGAGAAGTACACAGGCGCGGAGGTGGAGAACATCGTGCAGTCAACCAAACCTGCGGGTGGGGGTGGGACTATGGTGGAGTGTGTGCCTGAGTACATGACACAGCATGGTGTCAAGCCGCAAGCTGTGATTGTCTTGACTGACGGCTACCTCGGTGGGTCGTGGGGTCAGTGGGCATGCCCTGTCCTGTGGTGCATCGTGGGTAACAAAGGTGCTGTCCCTGATGTTGGCAAGTATGTACATGTGGAGGACTGAGATGTCTAATGAAATGAAACCGTGCCCGTTCTGTGGTGGGCATGAGGTAGAAATACGTGAACGCAACTCGACAACGGGTGTGTTCTCTGTATCGGTACTGCACTGGTGCAAAGATGGGGGCAAGCCTGTGCTTAAACCTATCGAGTGCATGGGGCGTACACGTGACGAAGCAGTGCGCCTGTGGAACAGACGCGCTTAACCAGCCACGCAGTGGCTAACCTAAACCCCGTTAGGGACTCCCTAACAAACAAGGAAACGAAGATGAGATTCGATACATTCAATCAAGTGGTGGCATGGTACGAGCAGATCAAGCCTGTCGTGAGTAAGCACCACAAGGCCGAGGACAACATCCGTCCTATCGGCGCACGTAACCGCAAGTGGGAGCGCATCAAGAAGGTGGACGCCGAGACTTACCTGTTGCTTGACGGTTGCTATGGCAACACCATGAGCACTACGAGTAGCCGCAACGGGTACGGTGATGCACAGTACGAGCAAGACATGGCACCGATCATGTGGAAGCGTGAGGCTGATGGTGATTACATCTACATACGCAATGGCGTTGTGGGTTCGGCGCACATGTCACGTTATCAATTCTTGCATTGGTACATGCCAAATAACGCGAGGTTCAAATACAACCAGAGCGGCAAGCATTGGGTACACGCTATGACACCGACAGGGCACGAGGAATTCCCCTTGCCCAAGACGATATACACATGGGACTACACCCTCAAGAAACCAAGCATTGAGGATGATGGCAAGCGCCTGAAGTTCAGAGCCAATGAGGATGGCACGTTCGCACGTGTTGGTGAGGCGTTCAAGATGGAGGGCACCGCCATAGACAAAGACCTCAAGCGGCAGTGGAAGCCAAAGATCGATGCGTTCTACATGCAAGCGGCGGCGTTTGCACCCATGCTTGATACCACATGGCACGGACGCAACGTGTATGGCAACACCATCCGCGACTGGTGTAAGGAACACAAGATTGCGGCGGCGTATTACATATCCGTTGGCAGTATGCCGACTGAGTTGGTTCGGCAGATTGTGGAGCAAGAAGACCATGAGTTACGCATCCCCACTATGGCGTTTGCTATCCATCAAATCGGTGGCAAGCGGACGATTCTTACCAAGGAAGACTTGTCACACATCAAGTCAGCATATAACCGCCTGATGAACAGAGCATTGGGTCTATACACAACGAAGGAGGTTTGACATGAGCTACGAACATACACGGGTAGACCACATCGAGAAGACATCTAAAAGTTTCTTGAGTTTGCTACTAGATCAGATTGCAACCGTGAACGAGAGCGACCCGCCCTTGATGAGGGTGGACAACATACCTGTCACGCCCGAGTTGGCACGGTTCTGCGCTGAGATACGCAAGGTCAACCGACATGTGAAGTTTGGTTTGTCCAAACGTATCAGGCACAGCATGGATGGCATGTTCAGCGAACTGCATGTGTACATGGATGGGCACACCTACTCCATGATGAAGATCGGGTACGGTGACTACTCCCGCTCAGGTGGTGGCACCTCCAAGTTCATGGTGTCCGCACGAATGATCATGAACGATAAGTTCCGTGATGACAGTCAGCAGTACAGCATGGCAATGGCGGAGACAATCGAACGTGCGATAAGGAACGTAAAGAAGTTTATGCGTCCTTACTCACCTGTCGAGTGTGCCGGGATGTCGTTCGATGATATTCGCCAAAAGTTTTCGAGTGTTGGGCACGATGTGTCATCGGACTTGTCTTTAGCAAAGGGCTACGTCATATCCTCCGCTCACCTACGTGCTGAGTTGTTCCACATGCTTGACGTGGGCTATGAGTTCTTGTCCGAAGAATTTCGTGGGCATATCGCTACGTGGCGGGAGAAGTACAACGCAGACCGAGAGGCGCGTAACCGTGCCCTGCATGTGTACTACGTGAACGTCCGCATACACCGTGAAGAGATGCTGTGTGATGTCATCGAGGTGTTGGATGCCAACAAGCGTTCGCGCCTTGGTTCCGACATACCTGTGACAACATACAAGATGGAGGACTTACCCGAGGGTGTCGCGGGTAACCTTGCCGCTCTGAGCATGGTGGGGGATGACCACTACGTGGATGGCGTAGGCTTGCGTGTGGACAGCACGACCTTTTGGGTGCAGAGATGAGTACGGCTGTGTATGCAGGATGACAAGGTATACCGTGTTAGCGTTGTATCTGATGGTGTCCTCGTCATTTGTTTTGGTCTTGAAAGTATTGACTCAGGACTTGACGGACATTATGATTGCGTAGACGCTCTACCCAACTGGGTACAGGAACGCCTTGCTGTGTTAATGATTACGCCGAGTACACCTCCAACATACGAAGTGGAGGGTGTCGGTCGTCGAATATCGAGCCATGTGTATTGGGTGTTCGCACCCGAGAGCACATCTTGATGCGTTGGTACGTGCGCTTCACGTACCGTTAACTTAAAAGGAAACGAAGATGAGAACGAAGCCAAGCACTGCAAAGCGCATTCGCGCAATGCTCGATATCGGCCACACAAACAAGGCCATCATTGAGAAGCTCCAATGCAAACCACAAGCTGTGTACAACATACGCTACCAAGTCAACAAGGCACGAGGTCTTGGGTCTATCGGTGCGTTGAAGAAACCTACGAACGGCATCGGTGCGCCGCCTAAGCGCAAGTACGTCCGCAAGGGAACTGGCATCGCTGACTGGGCACCTATGCCTGAGTTACAAATCACTGTAGTCGAGCCTACTCTATGGCAACGTATCAAGCAGTGGTTCCGTGGCTGATACACCAGAAGTAAAAGTCAAGAAGAAGGTCGTGGCAATCCTCAAGGAAAACCGCGCCTATTACTTTTACCCTGTCACTGGCGGGTACGGCGGCAGTGGGGTGCCCGACATCATCGGGTGCTACCACGGCAAGTTCTTTGGCATCGAATGCAAGGCGGGTAAGAACAAGCCTACAGCGTTGCAACAGAAGAACTTAGACAGCATCAAAGTCATGGGTGGTGTAGCGTTGGTAATCAACGAAGACAACATCGAGGATGTCAGCAACCTGATGCGTAGCATACAGAGGTGTGGGTGATGAAGTGCCCGACATGTGCCGCATGGACTGAGATCAACGACACACGCAACAAGGGTGACCATGTATTACGGCGGCGCGAGTGTGCAAACGGACACAAGTTCAACACCGTAGAAACCATACAAGAAAAACTTGTTAGAAAGGTAAACGATGGACGAAGAGACCCGCAACCTCGATCTTCTAGTCGCGGAACTGGAGAGCGAGAGCAATCAACTACGACAGAAACTTAACGCCGTGTTGGATGAAAACGCGAGGCTGAGGCTTGTCATCGAGCGCGTTATAGCAGTGACCAAGTTGGCGTATGAGAATCAAGACATCAAACCAACCAAGGAGAAAATATGAATGCAGATGAGATGCAAGCAGGTGGTAATCATTACAAATCTATGGCTATACAACCATGGCATGCGATGGAAGCGGTGCTGACACGCGAGGAATTTATTGGGTTCCTCAAGGGTAACGTCATCAAGTACAGCATGCGACAAGGCAAGAAGGACAGCCCTGATGCTGACAAGGCCAAGCACTACATGCTGAAGTTGCGTGAAGTGTTAGGGACTCCCTAACAAACAACAAGGAGAACGAGTATGACTATTGATCTAGGCGAAGCAACCGCAGTGTTGCGTGGCGATTGGAAGAACGCTATCGAGGGCAAGGGTGAACACTGCGCCGTGTGCGATAGGTGGGGCAAGATAAACACTATCACCCTGCGTGGTGTCATGGTTAAGACGATGCACTGGATTCATCAGGCGGGTGGTGGTGATTGGGTTAACGTACCCGAGAGTGCGCCGAGGTTTGTTGCGCGGTCATACGCATTCAGCAAACTCAAACACTGGAACTTGGTTGAACAGCGTTACGTGCCGCCCCCAACTAAAGAAGAGCAAGAGGCGGGTGCCCAACGTGAGACCCGCACGTCAGGGATGTGGCGACTGACCCCCATGGGCGTTGACTTTGTGTACAACGGCACAACAGTACCAAGCAAGGTGTTTGTCTACAACGACCATCGGGTGGGTGCAAGTGATGAGATGACGACCGCACGGGATTGCGCCTTTGAGAGATTTAACTATGACGCGATGATGAGCACCGCATTTAACGGAGACTACGATGGACTTGATAACGGTTGATTTTGAAACGTTTTACGGCAGTGACTTCTCGCTGTCAAAGATTACGACTGAGGAATACGTGCGCTCTGACTTGTTCGAAGTCATTGGCGTGTCTGTGAAAGTTAACAACCAAGAGACGGAGTGGGCAAGTGGAACACATGAACAAATCAAACAGTGGCTTCAGAGCAATTTTGAATGGGAACGGAGTTTTGTCTTGGCGCACAACACCCTTTTTGACGGGGCTATCTTGTCTTGGCGTTTCGATATTAGTCCTCGGGGTTGGCTTGACACTTTGTGCATGGGCCGTGCCCTTCACGGCGTGGAAGTTGGGGGTTCGCTTAAAGTTCTTGCTGAGCGGTATAGGCTCGGGGAAAAAGGAACAGAAGTCATCAATGCCATCGGTAAGAGACGACTGAACTTCACTGACGAAGAACTTGCACGGTACGGCGACTACTGCATCAACGATGTGGAACTCACGTACAAACTGTTCAACATCTTGGCCAAGGATTTCCCCAAGCAAGAACTGCGCGTGATCGACCAAACCCTGCGTATGTTCATTGACCCTGTGCTTGAACTGGACGGCGACATGTTGCAACAACACCTCATCAACATCAAGCAGATGAAGGAAGACCTGTTGACATCCTCGGGTGTGGACAAGACTGAACTGATGAGCAATGAGAAGTTTGCTGAACTGCTCAGATCGTTTGGCGTAGAGCCTCCTATGAAGACAAGCCCCGCCACAGGCAAGCAGACCTATGCGTTTGCCAAGAGTGACGAGGAGTTCAAAGCCCTTGCTGACCATGAAGATGTCAGGGTGCAGACACTTGTTGCCGCCCGCTTGGGCACCAAATCAACACTGGAGGAGACACGCACCCAACGGTTCATTGACATCTCCAAGCGTGGCAAGTTGCCTGTGCCGATTCGCTACTACGCCGCACACACTGGGCGGTTCGGTGGTGATGACAAGATCAACATGCAGAACTTACCGAGCCGTGGTAATAACGCCAACAAGCTAAAGAAGTCAATCATTGCGCCCGAAGGCTACACCATCATTGATGCTGACTCTGCACAGATCGAAGCGCGGGTGTTGGCGTGGCTGTCTGAGCAAGAAGACTTGGTAACAGCTTTTACTGAGGGCAAGGACGTGTACAAGAAGATGGCCTCGGCTATCTACGGCAAGCCTGACTTTGAAATTGACAAGGGTGAGCGGTTCGTGGGTAAGACCACAATCCTTGGGTGTGGGTACGGCATGGGCGCACCGAAGTTCCAAACACAACTCAAGACCTTTGGGGTGGACGTGGATGTGGACGAGGCACGGCGCATCATTGACATCTATAGGCGCACCAATGATGCGGTAGTGAGGCTGTGGCGTCAGGCTCAGAATGCTCTGGTGAACATGTCAAGGGGTGATACCGCATCGCTTGGGCGCCGGGGTGTGCTTGAGGTGGTGCCGAGTGAGTCAGCAATCCGCTTGCCCTCGGGTCTGCTGATGCGCTATGACGACCTACAGTTTGAGCAGACCGAGAAGGGCGTTGAGTTTAGCTACAAGACACGCAAGGGGCGCACCCGCATCTACGGCGGCAAGGTGATCGAGAACGTATGCCAAGCCATTGCACGGTGCATCATCGCCGAGCAGATGCTCAAGATCGGCAAGCGGTACAAGGTTGTGCTGACTGTGCATGACGCAATCGCTGTGTGCGTACCTGACGCGGAAGTTATACCCGCTACGCAGTACGTTGAAGAGTGCATGCAATGGGTGCCCGAGTGGGCAACAGGTCTGCCCGTGAATTGTGAATCGGGCAGTGGTAAATCTTATGGGGACTGCTGATATGAATACGAACAAATTTCCAGAGGACATTGGGCCGTACACAACAGGGGTGTGGAGATGCAGGGAGAACTACAAAGGCGAGTTCTTCATTAGTAGTCAATCGTTCGGGTTCGCACCGATAGCAAAGGTCAAGGGCGACAAGCGTTCGACGCTGAAAGACGCCAAGGCAAACGCACATTTGATCTCCGCCGCGCCTGAGCTACTGACTGCGCTGTACGCCATGATGAACAGTTGTTTCGACCCTGCCTTGACTGAGGGCGAAGCGTATGAAGCGTTTGATTTAGCGCGTGATGCAATTGCCAAAGCGGGGGGCTTCAAATGAAAATAAGCAACAGCACAGGAAAGAGCAAAGACTTCTACAACAGGGGCAAGGCAATGTTTGACCAAATACCGCCCGTTACCCAAGCCATTCCTCAGATTCCTCAAGAGCGCTCCTCAAAATACATGACTGTCTTTGAATTGATTGAGGCCAACGGCCTGACCCTGCACGGTGACATTGAACACTTTGCCGCCCTTGTCGCAGCAGCAGAACGTGAGGCGTGTCTTGATGTAATGATGCAGTCTGCTGCCAAGGGGATTGACACGGCGATTGCTCTTGAGCGTGAGGCGTGTGCGAAGGTGTGTGAAGAAGTTGGTGTATGGCCTTCATTGGAGCCAAAGCATTGCGCTGATGCCATTAGAGCAAGGGGACAAGCATGACCGAAGAAGACGATGACACACAGGTCTACAAGCGTGAGTGGGAAGGGCTAACAATTGAGGAGTATCAAGAAATAATTATTAAGCATGACGGTGGTGGGTTGATCTTGTTCTACCACTTGATTGAAGCTAGGTTACGTGAGAAAAATTCAACTT